TCAGGATTTGGGTTTAGTTTCACTCCCTGAATTTGATGATAGGTATTAGGGTCTATGGTTGTTGTTGTCGTTGTTGGTGGGGTTTGTACCACAAAACCCAAACCCTGTTCGGGGGTGAGGTTCGTCTGTTCTTTAATATCTTGTCTTTTGGTCGCGTCTTTATGAAGATTTAGAATTCTTTCTTTTTCTTCTTCATTTAAAAAATATAATTTTTTCATGTTTTTTTCTGTTTAATATATAAATATCTGTTTTTTAGAAAAAAATTTGTGGAATCAATATATTTGCTTATCTTTGTAATGTGATTAAGGGAAACGATTCAGATACAGTTAATCACAACGGGTTAGAACGAAACAATCCTAACTTATCGGGTGGAATGGAAGACGATTCAGATACAACGTCCACCCCTTTTTTATCTCCACAAAACCAATTGATTTTTACCAACTCTAAACGGATTACCCTCAGACTCTCTAAAGGCAGTACTAAATAATAATGTCCAACTTGAACCCCCATTATGTGTTGGTATAATTGGTAAAGCCAACTCCCACTTATTTGATTTAATTACAAAAGCGTCACCATCATTAATTTCACGGTAAACAATTCTTTCCGCAATCTCTCTAACAAATAAGGCAACAAATTCTTTTACCTCTAAATTAGTAATTTCTCTTTGATTGTACGAATCTTTTAATTCAGGTCTTGTCGACCTATCAGAAGAATGGGTTGTTCTTGAAACCTCAAAATTGAACTGAGTTTGTATCTCATGAACAATTTGAGCAATTCTCTTTTCTAATAATAGATTCTCCTTAATTAATTCTCTTAAATCATTCATATACTATAAATACTTTTATCTAATGATTTAAAACTTTATTGGTGAAAATTTTAGAATATTGTCAAAATAAACCACAACGAAACCACACACAGTTACTATTTATAGAATCTTATTAGACTTTCGTATGTTTTCTTCCCCCCACATAGGTTGAAGATTACCCAATGACCAACATTTCATAAACTCCTCATCACCCATATCAACAATGTTAAAAGACGAGATTGGTTTAATGTGGTCAACGTGCCATTCACCATAATTTTCCCATATCATATCATCCTTAAATTGTAATTCTAAATGTTTTATTAGTTCTTCAGGTGTGTATTGTAATACATCAAAGTAATGTTTATTTTTCTCTACATTACTCTCCTTTAATACTTGATATATTGCGGTTCTGAAATAAGAGATTAATTTATAGATGGGGTCAGTATCTCTAAGATGTTGTTGATACTTACGTTTGTATTCTCTATGTTTATCTATATTTTTTTCTCTCCATTTTTGATGGTATTCGTTAAGATGGTCTCGGTTATTTTCAGACCATTTTTTGTGATTTTCACTTTTTCTTTTTTTTGTTTCAGGTTTTGATTCATATTTTTTCATAGAAACTTCTCTACCACCAATATTTCTTCTACCTGATGGTCCAAGGACAATACCATTATCCCTAAGAGTATTTAAGATAATTGTTTTATGTATTTTTAATTTTTCACTAATAGTGGGAGTACCTAGTAAATCTTCAGTGTATAACTTTATTATTTCTTTAACTTGCAATTCGGTTAATTCTATTTTTCTCATATACATAAATATAAGTTATTTGACCAAAAAATCAACTATTAAAATTAAGATATAAAAAAAGGGACAATAAATTGTCCCTTTAGTCTTATTCTTTAAGATTTTGATTATCTCAATTCTCTTAAATCAAATGTTCTAACGCCATCTACGGTAATTCTTCCGTAAAATCTGTTGTTCACCATTTTTTTCGCGTATCTCGTCATTATACCTTTAATCGGTGTAAAGTTGAACGGATTATACATTGTAGGTGTTAATTGTAATGGTACATACGGTGCGTAGATGTAACCTGTGTCTAACAATGACGTTCCTTTGTGTCCAATCAAAACTTGGTTTGGTGGAAAGTAAGGGTCACGGTAAACTTGGTAACGACCAGCTAATGTACCAACTCTTTCAATACCCATGTTGTATTGGTCTTGCTCAGGAGACGCGTTAGATACGTGGAAGTATTCTAAATCATCAAAAATCGCAGAAACTTCAGAAGAAACAACAATCCAGTTAGCTCCACCTCTTAAAGTAGATTTGTGAATTTGTGCTGACAACTGATTAATCGCAGTGATTAATGTTTGGTTCCAGTCTTTTTGAGTGTAGTTAGTTGTAGCAGAAATTCTTCTCCAACCGTTGTAATCCCAACGTAAGTTCCATGCTGCACCTTTACGTAAATCTCTAAGGATTTCACGGTCGATTTCAGCCGCAACTTGTTCAGACAATAAAGCCGTTAATTCAGCTTCAGCATCGATGTTGTGGAAAGCCGCAACGTCTTGAGCTAGCTCAGGAGACCATTGTGCTCTTAATTTTCTTTCAGTAACAGAAACTGTAACAGAATCCAATTCGAAAGAAACTTCTCCGATTTTGTCTTCAAATTCCATTTCTTTGTAACGTCTGAATACCGCAGTGAACGCGTTAGGGTCAACATTAGCTCCAAGAGTAGTTCCTGTGTAACCATCTAAAGTATCAGAACCACAAGTAGGACATGCTGGACATGATAAGTCAACTTCTAAATAGATACAACCTGTTGGTGAACAGATGTCATTGTATCGACCACCATTACCATTAGATGGCCAAGTAGTTTGTGCCATATTGTTTAATCCTGATACAATTCCTTGACCGTATTGTTGAGTAACAACTCTGAACAATAATGATTTAGGGTCATGAGCAGAATCAAAAACGTTTTGACATTGTGTTGATGCAGTACTTGCAGACCATGTAGAGTCAGTATAAGCACCGTTAGCAAAAATTCTTAAATCAGATAAAAAAGTCTCAGAATCATATTCGTTACCATCAGGTCCGATTAATTTTCCTGTGCCAACATTTGCAAATCCACACATAGAGATAATTAATTTTCTAACATTTTGATTATCATAATCACTTCCGTTAGAATCTATTAATGCTCCGTTACTCCAAACTTGGATATCTGTACCAACAGTAACTGCTGACCATTGTCCTTTAGAGTAATCGAATAAACCTGGAGGGTCTAATTGTCCTTCATTTCCTTCGTAGAATAAATCGTAAAGATTTTTCTTACCGTAAGTTGAAGAAGAATCATAACCAACACCTGCTTGTGCATCAGCAGCATTTAAACCACCAACCGCTCCAACTGGACCGTAGTGTGCACCTGATTCGCCATCGTAAGCGTTAGTTGGTAGTTGAGCCGTTCCTCCATCATACCCTTGAATTTTAGGTACGAAATAGAACAATTTACCGATTGGTAAGTTCATAGCTTGTACAGAAACGATATCATTCGCTAATAATTTAGAGAATACACGTCTAACGATAGGGAATACAACAGTTTCAAATGAACCTGAAGAACCTTCTGAAGTAGCTTCGTTTATTAAGTGAGACGCTTGATTCTCATATAACTGAGCTACGTTCTCTTTTAGGTGACCTTTAAGGCCTTCTAGGAATCCTAATCTATCCCATTTGTTTATTGTGTCTTCTTTGATAACTTTAAGGTGTTTTAACCCGATGTTACCGACAAGACCTGATTCTAATAATGCTCCCATTTTAGTATTTGTTTTTGTTTTTTTTGTTTAGTTTATTTTTATTTTTTATTTCATTTTAGACATTAAGTCTTTCATTCTAAGGAATTGAGGATTTTCATAAGTTTTGTTCTCAATTAAGTTAATTGCTGAACCTGTCGTTGGAGTGTTTTCAATTTTACGCTCAAATGATTCATTCATTGATTGACTTGTTGTAGGTGAAAGTTCGTCTTTAATTGTTTTGTACAAATTTTTAGATTCTTTGATTGATTCTACACCATCAAATCTTCTTAATATATTGATTTTTTCTTGTTTTGATGTTGAGTGTTCGGTAAACAAACGTGTAGCGTATGCTAAGTTTGAATTAAATACTGCAACCTCAGTCAATTTATTTCTGAAGATGTTTAATGCTTTTCTGTATTCTTCATTTTTTTCTCTAAGAACTTGGACTTCTGTTGTGTTGTTTTCTTTAAGTGCCATGTTGAAAGCCGAATGAGCTCTTGGTTTTGGTAAACCGCCTTTTCTACCTGCTCTACTACCTGCACCTAATGTACGTACACCTTCTTTGGTTTCTGCTTTTTTGATTGTACCAACAACTTTGTTAGCACCAACATTAGAGTTTTCACCTTTTTTATATTCAAATTTTGCTTTACCCGTTCCAACCGATTTAGGACCTTGTTTCATTTTTGTTTTGAAACCTGTTCCTTGATTTGGATTTTTAGAGTAAACTTTTACGTTAGGTTTTCCCATTCCGACTCCTTTTGGTTTGATAGTTTTCTTACCTGATTTAGATTCGTACATGTTGTTTTCCATGACATCATCTGCCATATCGTCTTCCATGTCATCATCTGCCATATCGTCTTCCATGTCATCATCTGCCATATCGTCTTCCATGTCTTCTTCGTCCTCATCAAATTCGATTTCGTAAACGATATCATCTTCAGAAGTTAAGTCAGTATTAACATCACCAGTGGTCATGTCATCTTCTTCCATGAATTCATCTTCTATGTCATCTTCCATGTCATCCTCACCAAAAACTTTTTCAACGATGTCATCGATATTAGAATCAGATTCGTAAAACTCTTCTTCATCATCGCCATACATGTCGTCTATTCCTTCTCCAACAATCATGTATTCTTTGTTTGCTTGATTGTCCTTAAGATTAATATTACCGCCAGCGTCTTTCGTTACTACGATATTATCATCAGGGCCCATCAATTGGAATACACGAAGAACTTCTTCGTCTGATTTTTTTGTTAAGTCAATAGGTTCTTCCATGTCATCATCTGCCATATCGTCTTCCATGTCATCATCTGCCATATCGTCTTCCATGTCATCGTCTGCCATATCGTCTTCCATGTCATCGTCTGCCATATCATCTTCCATGTCATCATCTTCCATGTCTGTATCTTGGTTATCAGCATCCATATCCATGTTATCCATGTCTACAACTGCATCGTCTTCAACCTCGTCATCTGATTCTTGTTCAAATAGAGATTCTTTTACCAATTCTTTGATTTCTTGCGACATTGTTGAAGCAAGTATTCCTTTTGCGTTTTCAGCAACCGCTTCTTCCAAATTTTTCATTTGAATGATTGCCTCTTCTACTAATGATTTTTCTTTTGCCATTGCGAGTTTTATATTTTTAATATAAATATACCCAACTGTGAAAAAAGTTTACTTTACTTCAATAACAATTAGTTTATTTATCCCTAATAAATATCTCCCATTTAACAAAAAATAAAAAAGGAGGCCTTTTGGGTCTCCTTTTAATTTATTATTGAAATTTAATTTACTCTATCACTTCATTAATTTTACTTTCAACAATTGCCGTAATTCTCCAATCTTGGGTATACGTCTCGAAAATCTTAGTTATTTTCGCCTCAACATCAGTTGGTGTGAATCCTTTTACTAATTTTTCTTCTTTTACTTTTTTTACTTTCCCTGATTCTGAATCAACTGAATCGGTTGTAATTTTTGCTACGAAATAAATTTCTCCTTGTTCCATGTTTAATAATTTTTTTATCTGTTTCCTAAATAATCGTTCAATTTCTTCATTAAGTCAAGCGATTTGTTTCCTGATTCTCCGACATGTCTTTCTACAGACATCTTTTTTTCTTCTCCAATGTTCTCATCAAAATTACCTTTATCTTCTTTATTTAAGAAAAGATAAGCTCCTGGTGTTGATGGAGAAGAAACTAAATCAAAACAAATTAATTCATAATCATTTTGTACTTCATTCTGTTCACCAATCTTTTTTAGAGACCCAACACCTCTTGATGAGATACCAAGGGTAACACCTTGTCTTAAATAGTTTGCTGCCATATCTCCTTTAGTCGATACAATTCCTCTTTCGTGGAATCCTGGACTTGTAAGTAATTTTAATTTTCCCATTAAAGTATCCCCTTCCCACCAAACATCTGTAATTAAATGTGCTACTCGGTCTAAATCAATTAATGAAGATTCGGGGTGATTTAACTCAGATAAAGAGGTTCCTTTTTGAATTAACTTTTTATAATTTTCGGCTTCTCTTTTAAGAATTTGTTCTGGGTATACTCTTCCGTTTCTATTAGGTGTATTATATTTTTGTAAAACCGCATAAAACTCAAATGGTTTAGAATGGTCTAACATATTTGTTGATTCTAATATGTAAGAATTTTGTTCACTTTTTGGTGAAATGTATCCTGCGTCATACTCAACAAGAATTAACTTTTTATTTAGTTCATTTTTAGTATTAATATACATTGTCATTTTATTTAAATTTCCATTTATAACCTTCAACACTTTTTCTTTGATTATTACAAACCATTCTGATTGTGTTTTGATTTATTAATAAATATTAAAGATTGTCTATTTGTGTCACTAATTCTTTTCTTTTACCATTTTTAGTTGGGTAAAACTTAAAGTATTCGTGTTCATAAAAACTTTGTTGTAGAATGTCTTTTGTCATTTTTTTCAGAGAATCTCGTAATTTAATTGATTTGAAGTCTGTTTCTTGTTCTTTTAGGTAAATGTTAATTTCTAAATTTAAGAATGATTTTTTTCCTGTCGATAATCCACTTGACCGTAAATCTAAATCAACAATAAAGTTATCGTCAAATAAGTGTCTATCAATACTATTGTGTACAATGTGTTTTATTTCCCGACTTAGATTTAAAACAACCCTGTTCCAATTCTCTGTATTTTTTATTGGTTCTACCCATGTTTGAAGATTTAAATAAATTGATTTAAAGTTTATTGAGTCTACCGTGCCGTATACGACTTTTGTAGACTTGAATCCTTGGATTTGCGAGGTTTTCCCCTTTTTCATTAATTTCCATATTTTTATAGTTTATTTTCCAAAAAAATAGGTATATTTGTTCCAATAGTCAAAATAAATTAAAATGGTTAGATATTTGTAATTATATGTTAATAATCAAAGTGGAAAAGGGTAATCTTGAAAGAGCCCTAAAAATGTACAAAAGTAAAGTCATCAAAACAAGACAAATGTCTGAATTAAATGAGCGTAAAACATTTGTTAAACATTCTGTGAAAAATAGAAAAATGATGATGAAGGCAAAATATGTTCAACAAAAGTTTAAATCTAACAAAGACTAAAGAGATTCTTTAAGATTCTTTAATTTAAAATAAGATAGTTTGTCATATTTTTCTGATTCAACTTTTTCAATTGTTTCGGTAATTCTACTTAATGTACCGATATCAGAACCCTCTTGTAGGGTTTTTAATTTTACGATTACTTCTCCTTTAATTGTCTCAAAATTTTCTTTTAAGACAGAATCGTCAGTAGATAAAAATTTCATTAAATCTTTCTTCTCAGATTCGTTTAATTCATTGATATAACTTGAGATTGTTTTATTAGCAACATTTACCATTGTAGTTAGTGGTAATTTTATAATTTTCTTACTAATTGGTTTTGTAACCATTAAGGATTCTTTAATTAATTTTTTACTTTTGATTTTAGATTCAATTGTTAAGACATCAGTTGAAAATAACCCATCAATAGTTTCGTATAAGTTTTTAGATTTAATATCGCTAACCCAAGTCTTTAGATTATTTAATTCAGAAGATTTAATTTTGTTA